GCAAGCATTGTGCAAGTTCTAGGTACTTGTGCGAGGCTGGTATACAAAGAAAAAATCCCAAGCTAAAAAGCTTGGGATTGCAATATAGTGTGACTAGCTTGCAGTTGAAATTTGTTATAAATCAGTTGGATAACATGATTTTGGTGTAATCTTGGCGTAGTCATTGTAAACAGTAAATAGTAAACAATAAAAGTAGCTTCAGTTATTTGTTATGTAGCTCAAAGATATTTAAGATAAGGGCCGATTAGATGGAAAAGAATTAAGCAATAAGGAAATAAAGGAGCGAGAGTTAATTTCTAAAGGTCATGGCATAAGACGACTATCAGAAAATGATTTCTTTAAATTAGTGGATGAAAACCTAATAAATAAACCGCCACAAGGGCGGTTTCATTAGATACTTTTAGCAAAATCTAGGATTTGCCTATCCTCATTCCAGCTAATATGCTGCAAATTGAACCTATCGAATGTTCTCTTGATGGTATCTAAAATATTTGCTTTGTGTGCTGTGCTAGGAGTATCTAGTGCAAATAGTATATTATCTCTCTTAATTAACCCTTCTTCTTCTGCTCGATTAATTTTAGCCACCCAGTTATCGCAATGCTCAATCATGCTTGGACTTTCAATTTGATCAAATACTAGTGGTTTTACCGCTTTTAAAATTTGTTTATCTTGTTGATTTTTTAATGCTAATGGTAGTGAGAATTTAGCATAATCGCCATTTACCATATACTGTTTATACTGGCTAAGAACACGATCATTTTCTTGTTTAAATAATGCCTTATAGTGTCTTAAAATTGTTTGCTCTTGGCTTTCCTCTTTCACACCGGCCTTTTGGATAAATTGAGCGTATAGACGCTCAAAATAATCTTGTGGATTATCTACAATACCAACTGCAGCATTACTATACTGCACAATCCCTTCTTTTATATCAATATAATGATGAAAGAAAGTCGCCATTTCTTGTGCGCTACCAGTGAATAGCCGATTAACGATATATTGTAGTTCATCATTAATTGTTTCGCGAACAGTCTCAAACATCTTGCTTTTATAGAAAAAATCATTCACGCGTTTGTTGTTTTTAGGAACAAGGCGATAAGTCAATTTTTTCTTTTCAGGCTCACACATTAATAAGCCAACATTGACGAATTCGCCTGTTTCAACATACGGGCGGAACCGTACAAAACTGTATAAAATAGGTTGTTTCATTCTATGTTGTCCCAGTAGCAATCTTCAGTGATTCGATTTAAAATTGATCTAATTCGATTTATTTGTGTTTCAATTTCTTGAAATTGTTCATCTCTAGCGAACCAATCGTCAGGGATGGATTTATAAATATCGTCAAAATTTCTGAGTATGTCAATAGCTTTTTCTGTAAAGGTTTGCTTGTCAACCCAGTCAAGTCGCCATGTTCTGTTCGGTGGCGCAAAAATGTGTTCTGAAAAATCAGCATTTTCATCAAACGCAAGATTATGATCTATCACTAAAATTTTTTTTTGCTCTTCATCAAAAAGCAAATTAATATTTCCAGTTCCAATCAGTGATGCTGTCCTATCAGAATTCAAAATCCATCGATCAAACATGTAAAGCCATTTTTGCTCCTGTTCGGATAAATAGACAGTATTTTTTGCTTGTGCAGTTTTGGCAACTTTAGCATATGAAATATAATTAGATCCAAAGGCCGGTCCTATCAATAAATCATCCTTCCAATCAGGTTTAACGTACAAAGTTGCTTGTAGTGGGATGTAAATAAATTTCACTGGTGGGCAAGGTAAACCTATTTCAGCTACGAGCTTAGAACCTATAACCTCGGCTAATAATTGTGAAATAGGCATCATGTTAAGAGTTTTAACAATATACCACTCGTTATTTTCTGTTTGGCAGATAAAAGGGTGAGTAATCCCCATCTCCATTCTTTCTTTGATAAAAACTATGTTATCCATTTATTTAAGAATCTCATTTGCTTTATTGAAGCATTAAAGGTTAACAATAGCCAATGTTAGCTTCTATAACAAGACAGAATGCCCAACAGCTTTACCAAGTACTGAAATGTCCTGTAGTTCTAATATTTCGTTTGGGTATTTTTCTTGGTGTAATTGCTTAAAATTTGGCGTAATTTGGGCGTAACTTATGACTAAAAATATACAAAAATCGCTAGAAGTTGGCAATATTTCAGTTTCAAAGAATTGATTAATTTACTTGATTTAAGTATTTAACTTATTGAGTTTAAAGTTTATTTTAGAAAAAGAAAAAAGCCAGTAGAAATTTACTAGCTTTGATAGACTAGCTGAACCCGAATTTGCTTGTATGGTATTGATTTTTAATGTTTATTTTACAAATTATAAAATCTTGTTACTAAGCTTGTTACTAAAATTCAAATTCACCACAAATCAATGATAGCTTCTGGTGCCATAATACCACTAATAAGCCACGTGTTAAAAATTTTATAGAAAAACTATTCACCTTGTTCACTAATACTTAAAAGTCTTTATTTATTATATAGTTATATTCTTTTCTATTGTTCACCAACTGTTCACCATTGTTCACCTTTGTTCACCAATCAAAAAAAAGATATCTCAATACATAATACTTAATCCTTAACTGTTTAAACATCAAGCAATCAAATAATCTTAACTTATCGTATCTAACCGTAGCTAAACTATTGAAATTTAAGGTATTTACTTTATATTTTTTGTATATATATTGTTCTATGGGCTTTTTATAAGCCCTCTTAATTAAGAACAAATAAGGGTAAAAAATGCTTATTCACAACGAAGTTAGAAACGAAATCGTTACGCTAATCAAGAATAACATTCCAGAGATTGGAAATGTTTATAACGGTAGAGCATTCTTCACGAGCTTAAAACAGCAGCTACCTGCAATTTCAGTATTCTTAGATGATGCAGAATGTGATTTTAAGGTAATGGGAGAATCTGAATGGCAAGCCGAACTCAATATCTCAATCTTCCTTCCATATAGCGAGGGAGAACCCAACATTGATCGGATTGCAGAGAAGGTTAATAGCCTTATTACATTTACAGGTTATCGCCATATTCAATTTGTCAGAGGGATTCAATACCGTTATGGCTATGATGAGGATAATGCTTCTTGGATGAATGGTACGCTTTCTTACTTAATTGAATATGGTCGAGCCCCAATCAAATAACGCAAGGAAAACTTATGTTGAAAAAATTAATTGAGTTACGCCAACAAAAGGCAGAAANTATGACTATAACTATGATGAAGAACAAGCTGCATGGATTTCATCAGTTCTTCAGTTTGCTATCAACTATGATGAATAAGGACTAATTATGCTTAAAAAATTAATCGAGTTACGCCAACAAAAGGCAGAAAAAGTCGCAGAAATGCGTGCAATGCTTGATAAAGCAGAAAAAGAAAATCGTTCATTGGATGAAACTGAATCAGTAGATTTTGATAAATTGAAAGATTTAGTGAAACAATTGAGTGATGAAATCAGTAAATACGAAACCGTAGCAGATGAAGAACGTAATCTTGGTGCGCAATCTAACCCATTAGAAACTCGCAGCACGAAACAATTTTCAAATGATGAATTGCGCCATTACATTAAAACCGGTGAACTTCGCAATTTAACTACGGCTAACGGTGAAGATGGCGGTTATTCAGTTATCCCGCAATTAGACAAAGAGGTCATGAAACGCTTAACTGATGATAGCGTCATGCGCCAGCTTTGTAATGTCGTTCGCTTGCCTATCGGTGCGAAAGAATACAAAAAATTAGTATCGGCTGGCGGTGCAACCGTTGAACATGGCACAGAAGGCACAGCACGCAACGGCACAGCAACCCCGAAACTGCATGAAGTAACCATTGCTTTAAATTCAATCTATGCTTATCCAAAAACTACTCAAGAGATTTTGGACTTCTCAAGCATTGATGTTTTAGGTTGGCTCACTGATGAAATCACTGAGACCTTCACTGAAACAGAAGAAGTAGATTTAACCTCTGGTGATGGTAACAAAAAATCAAAAGGTTTATTGACCTACGAACGCACAACTGAAAACGATAAAGTGCGCCCATTCGGCAAACTTCAAAAAATTGAAGTAGCGGGTGCAGCAAAAATTGAGGCAGACACTTTAATCGATGCGTTCTATACCCTTCACAGTAAATACCGCAAAAATGCCGTATGGGTGATGTCATCAACCATTGCAGCAGCATTACAAAAACTCAAAAACAAGAATGGCGATTACATTTGGCGCGATGGTTTAACAACCGATGCACCTGCTACATTATTAGGCCGTCCAGTTTACTTCTTAGAGACAATGCCGACAGGTGGTGCAAATCAAGCCGTTATTGCCTTTGGTGATTTCAAACGTGGTTACTTCATTGTCGATCATGAAACAGGCGTACGAACTCGACCAGACAACTTAACTGAGCCAGGCTTCTATAAAGTCCACACCGATAAATATTTGGGTGGTGGCGTGGTAGATTCCAACGCAATTAAAGTGATTGAGACAACTGCATAAATCATAGAGGGGCGAAAGCCCCTTTTTTGCTTAATAGGTGAAAAATGAAGAAAGAATTTGAAATCCGCTCTGCAACCATTTCAACGGATGAAGAGAATCAAAAGCTCATTGGTTATGCGGTCAAATGGAACAGCCCTTCACAAGTGCTTTACTGTGATTTTGTAGAATCCTTTGCGCCTAAAGCATTCAGTGAAAGTTTAGCCAGTGGCGAAGATGTTCGTGCACTCTTTGAACACGACTACACCAAGTTACTCGGTCGCACCAGTGCGGGAACCTTAAAACTAGAAGAAGATTCAATCGGCTTGCGTTTTGAACTCACCCCGCCCAATACAACCATTGGGAAAGATTTATTAGTTAGCGTCTCGCGTGGTGATATTACAGGCATGTCCTTTGGATTTAGAGCCAGTCAAGAAGAATGGAATTTTGATGTAGAGCCTTGCCAACGAACTGTACAAAAAGCCGAACTCTTTGAGGTTACCGTAACAAGCATCCCCGCCTATCCTGAAAGTAGTGTAGAAATTGCTAAGCGTTCGATGGTTGCGGCCAAAGAAAAAACACAAGAACACTCTACCGCACTTTTGAAACAGTGGCTTGATGTGATGGAGGCTTAATATGTGGAATCCTTTTAGACGAAAAGAGCAACGTAGCGAGCCAACTACGATTGAAGAGCTTTTATCTTACATGGGCGTAAACAATACAGGCGCGGGCGAATTTGTCAGTCCACAAACTGCAGAATCGTTACCTGCAGTAATGAATGCCGTTACCGTCATTTCGGAGGCGGTGGCATCAATGCCTTGTTATCTATACGCATTAAAAGAAGATGGCCGAGAAAGAATCTATCGTCATCCTGTTGAATATCTTCTCAATGAAATGCCAAACCGCAGCCAAACACCGTATCAATTCAAAAATACGATGATGCGCCATTGTTTGCTAAATGGTAACGCTTATGCCGTGATTGAGTGGAATAACAAAGGCGAACCAATAAGCCTTACTCCCTATCAACCAAGTGCGGTAAATATCTTCCGTAAAGTAACCGGTGAATATATTTATCAAATCACAGACTTAAACGGGGTAACAAAAAACTATCTTCAAGATGAGATTTTACATTTACGCCATAGTTCTGTTGATGGATTTATGGGGCGCTCTCCGATAACAGTTTGCCGTGAAACGGTGGGATTAGGTTTAGCCCAACAACGCCATGGCGCAGCCATTATGAAAAACGGATTGATGGCAAGCGGACTTATTTCAACGGCCGAATGGTTAGACGATGCGAAAGCGCAGAAAGCCGTCAAAGCCCTTGAACGTTACAAGGGGGCAAAGAATGCGGGTAAAACGCCTATTCTTGAAGGCTCAATGGAATATAAACAATTAGGCATGACAAACCAAGATGCAGAATGGTTAGCCAGTCGCACGTTCACCATTTCCGATATTGCCCGAATCTACAACATTAGCCCGATTTTCTTACAAGACTACTCGAATAGTAGCTATGCAAATTTCAGTGAGGCGAGCCGTGCATTTCTTTCTCAAACCTTGCGCCCTTGGCTTACTAACTTTGAGCAACAACTCAAAGATGCCTTGATGATTGATTTAGGCAGCAACAGCAAGAAACGGCACTTAATCGAGTTTGACACAAGCGACTTACTCCGCACCAGTCAAAACGAACGTTTCAATAGTTATGATGTGGCGATTAAAGCGGGCGTAATGTCACCTAATGAAGTACGCAGACGTGAAGGTTTACCGCCTTATGCTGGCGGTGATGAATTCAGCCAAGCATGGAAACAAACCGTAGAAGTTAAACGCGGTGATGAACAAGAACAGGGGGCAAGCAATGGCAGTGATGCTTAAGGCTGGGAAATATAACAAGGTCATCACCATTGAGGCGAGAAACTATCCCCGAGAGCGAGAAACGAATCTACACGGTGAACGCAAAGCATTTTGGAGACATATCGCAACCGTCCGCGCCAGTGTTGAGCCATTGCAAGGGCGAGAGTATTTTAGTGGCCCATTTCAAATGGGTGAAAACATCATCCGCATTCGCTACATTGAGGGCATTACAAACAAAATGCGAATTAAATACGGTAAACGACTATTTGATATTTATTCGGTGATTGACAGTATGGAATCACACCGAGAATTGCAGTTAATGTGTAAAGAGGGCGAGGCTTATGGCGAATATTAATTTAACCCTAGATGAAATCAAAGCGCACTTAAATCTCGATCATGATTTAGATGATGAGTTACTGGAAGCCTATAAGGCAGCCACATTGGAAGTATGCAAAAAGCATATTGGCAAAACCTTTGGGGATGAAGAAACAGAAAATACCGTTCCGTTTACGCCATCAATTAAAGTCGGTTGCTTAATGTATATTGCCTACCTTTACACGAACCGTGAGGCTATAACAGATTTAGCCAATCTTAAACAAGCACCCATGACGATTTCCGCATTATGGGAAGTCTATAGAGAGCCTTGCGCTTACTAAGGGTGTAGCTATGCCTTATCAACCGTTAAGACGTTGTAGTTATCCAGGATGCAGAAACAAAGTGAAGTCGGGCAGATGTGAAGAGCATAAGCCAAAGGACAACCGCCCAAACAGCAGCGCACGAGGTTACGATCACAAGTGGAGTAAATACCGAGCGCAATACTTAAAGCATCACCCTCTTTGCGTGATGTGTTTAGAGAAAGGTATCTACACGCCCGCTACAGTGATAGACCATATCAAGCCAGTTGAGAACGGACAAGCAGCCCCGCTATTTTGGGTTGAATCTAACCATCAATCTTTATGTCGTGATTGCCATAGCTACAAGACACGAGTGATAGACCAACGCGGATTTGGTGCGAAGAAGTAAACCGTTTTGATATCGAAACAATTAAAGCATGTCCATATGTACACAGTTGAGGTGTTTCGATATCGCAACACCTGAATGATGGTGATATATCCACAGTTGAGTTGTGGTGATATGACCATAACTGAGCTAACCAATCCAAATTTGGTTTAGTATAAATTTTGAACAAAATCCAACTTTGGACTTTGCTTTAAATTAAACGATTACAAAAAGACAATTTGAACAGGTGGGGGGAGTTTTTGAAAGAAATTGGCAAGCCTAAAGAACCGCCCGCCCCCTTTAATTTTTATGCAAGGTAATTTTTTTGAAAATAAGGAAACACAATGACAGCCAAAAAGAAGAATTTACACACCCCGCCAAGTTTTTTAGATCCGATTGCTAAATCAGTATGGAAAGAGCGCATCCCTCAACTTCTTGAACGTGGCGACATTCAAGATGCCGATTTAATTCACCTTGAGTTATATTGCGTGAACTATTCCCTTTTCCGTGCAGCCGTTGAAGATATTCACAAAAACGGCTTTTCAATCGTCAATAGCCAAGGCACGCAATCAAGAAACCCCGCATTATCCGCGAAAGCTGATGCAGAAAAAGTGATGGTGAAAATGTCCTCACTTTTAGGCTTTGATCCAGTTAGCCGTAGAAAAAATCCTGTTGAAGTTGATTCAACCGATATGATTGATGAAATCCTCACAATGTAGGCTAAATATGGCAATCTGGCACGAATACGCAGAGAAAATTCAATCAGGTGAAATAGTGGCTTGTAAGAAGATAAAACAAGCCGTAACGCGTTATTTTAACGATTTAAACAACCCCGATTATTTCTTTGATCAAAGTGCAGTAGAAAAATTTATCGCTTTCTCGAAACTATGCCCACACGTTAAAGGACACTTGCGAGGTGAGCCGATTATTCTTTCAGATTGGCAAGTTTTCCTCTTTGCCAACATTCTGGGCTTTAAGCGTAAAGATACAGGATTAAGAAAATATCGCTCTGCTTATGTTCAAGTAGCAAGAAAGAACGCGAAATCAACGGTAGCAGCCGTTTTAGCCAATTGGTTTTTGGTGATGGAAGGCGGCCAACAGGATATATACACGGCAGCCGTGAGCCGAGACCAAGCCCGAATCGTTTTTGATGATGCGCGCCAAATGTGCTTACTTTCGCCTTTACTGAAAAAACGGCTCAACATTCAACAGCACAAACTCATCAACCCTAAGAACAACAGTATCATGCGCCCATTGGCTGCTAAATCCTCAACCATTGAAGGTACAAACCCTAGTTTAGCGATTGTGGATGAATATCACCTACACACGGACAACAGCGTCTATAGCGCGTTAGAACTAGGACAAGGCGCACGCCCAGAAGGTTTGCTCTTTGCTATTACAACGGCTGGCAGTAATGTGATTTCGGCTTGCAAACAGCATTATGATTATTGCGCTCAAATCCTTGAAGG